TATTGTTTCTGTAATTACTTCATCTATTATCTCTTCAATAGTAGGAGTGCATAGTCCAACTGTATCTGTTGAACAATCTACAGCTTTACTAGAAAAGGATAGGGAGACCGATATACATAGCCATAGCCAAAAATAAAAACTTTTGGAATTCGCCATCACTTACATCCTCATTTACATTAATCTTTAAAACATCTTCATCATTAAACACTACACTGCCTTCTGGTATCATATTTGGATTTGATTTCCATTTTTCTAAAGCTTCACTTCCAATAGCACCCATATATGGAGGCGGAGTGCCTGCCATTACTAAACTGTCAAAAACTCTTGGGTCAGTTGCGAGTAATGAAATTGAGGCAACTTTAAGGCCTGATGCATACAATTGACGGGAAAGCTTCAAAAGCTGGCACAGCTCATCGTCCACTACTATTCCTGTAGCCAAACCAAGTATGTTGGTTTGTATGGCTCCAGATGTGGCCACTTTACAAATATCAGAATTGTTTACAACAACGCTTGGTGCATTTGCGGTAGGCACCGATTTATCTGTAACGACGGTGCTAGACACAGTATTTGTCTCTGCACCGTTCGCACTAGTTATTGCACTAACAACTAATATAAAAGTTAAAACTACAAAAAGTGTTTTCACTAATAAGTTGTGTAAATTTTTAACAATTCTAAAACTATAGTAGCTGTATCATCATCTGTTACTGAAAGAAATTTAATATCTAATCCTCCAGTTGCTCCACCTGTTCCAGGTGTTAAAGGATTTGTTAATCCTCCAATAGCACTAAAATCTTTTGAGTCAGCATAATTACAAGTTATAGCTTGTGAATTAGAAGTTGCTTTCCATTCCACTAAAAGTGGTTTGGTAACAGCAGTGTTATTAACACTCCACCATAATTTATTAATAGTAAGGTTGGTACAAACATCACCACTATTAGCAGTGGCTCCTGTAGCAAATCCTTTAGAATTATTTAAATTAGCTGGTACAACTGTAAAAGTTTCAGCTGTAGTACTGGCTATTTTAAAATTCATTGTAAAAATAGCTTTTCTAGTTCCGTCAAATTGTTTTGTGACTACTTGCGTCATATTTTTCTCCTGTTAAGGGTGAGGTCATTACACCTCACCCAGAGTTTAATGAATATTACCAAGACTCGTTAGTCAGTAATCTTTTTTGTGCATACTCTGCAATAAAAATACTCTTACCTTGAGTGGCAAGTGTACCTGAAGGAGTATATGTTACTATCATAGCTGCATCAACTTGATAATCTACATCACCGGCACCGGCTGCAGGGTTTTGTTCTACTTTCCACCAAGATTCTGATTGAGCTGCAGTAGTAGTCATAACATCACCTGTAGTATCATCTGTAACAGCACCTTTAGTAACTGCTGAAGCAATACTAGCAAATTCATCTACATCAACAGTAGTTCCGATAGACATAATTTCGTTACCTCCACCGTTCCACGCCTGCCAACGGAATGAATAAAGTCTAGTTAAAGCCGATCCATAAGGAATAACTCCAATTAGATGTTGATATTGATCGCCAGCTGTGTGACCTGTTCCAACACTAATGTTTCCAACACTTACTGCAGAAACAGTTATTGAAGTAACAGATTTAAACAAACCAGTAGTAAAAGAAGTACCTGCGTTAGGACCAGTAATATTACTCTCTGTTAAAGTTTGACCAGCTGCATCAGTTCCGTTTACAGTGAATCTTAAAGCAGAATCATTTCCTGTGCTTGTAAACATAATTTTACGAGCCCAAGATGCTCCACCTGTAGTTGATGAATTACTATCACTTGTAGGATGCCAAGTTCCTTGTTCTATTCCAGAACCATTTAAAGTAAGGTTGTAATCACCTGTATTAGTCACCATACCAGAAGTAATAGCTGCTGCAGTTTTTAATTCTGTAGCATTACCTGCTGTTGGTGATTGCATAAACATACTAGCAGTATTACCTACCCAGTTTGTGTTTGCTATACTAGTTCCTAGCGTTGCTCCGCCAGTAGCTAATATGTCGCCCGATTTTACCGGACCCGAAAAAGTCGTATTACCCATGTTTACCTCCGTGGTGTATAGACCTAACCATGCAGTCTCTATACCGTCTGCCTAGCCAGTCTGCACAATTATAATTAATCTAGGATTAGAGGAGTATAAAATAAAAAAGGCGCTCTTACAAGCGCCTTCTTCACCTAAGAAAGATTAGTTAAATCTTACGAACCTTGAGATGCATAAACACATCTAGGATCAGAGAAACCAAAGCTGTATCTTTCACGAGCTTTATATCTCATATTTCCAGTGTCAAAATCACCTTCCATAGCAGTTGTAATTGGTGTTCTTACAAAATGCTTGAAGCCGTTTGGACAATCGGTTTTAATAAAGAATGCATCAGTATCAGTTAAATAATGATTTACGCTGTATCCTTGAGGAATATATCCTGATTGATTGAATACGTTGATATCATTATCAGCTGTACCTACTCTACCACTTGAATTCATTAATCTATCAGCTACAAATTGTAGAGCTGAAGGAATAATCATTTTCATTGGTTTCAATGCAATTTTTAAACCTCTTTCATCAATAAAAGCAGCAACATCAATAACTGCTTGTTCGAGAGAAGTCTCGTTCAAGTCAGCATCAGTAGCACTTCTATTAGAGAAGTTTCCACCTGTTAAAGTTGGGTGAGCAGTAGAAGCTAAAGCAACTCCGTCTCCACCAAAATCAGCAGCATTTGTGGAAAATGCATTGTTAAGAATATTAGCACCCTTAACTTGTTTAGTATTAGCCATCGAACGAGCTAGAGCTTTTGTATATCTAGCACTGACTCTGTCGTAAAGGTTATCCTCTACAGCTTCTTCAGTGATAGCAAAAGCAAGAGCAATAGTTTCGTTAGTGTATCTCGCAGTGAAAGATTCTTGCGCAGTATCATAATTGATTGCTGCACCTTCGTTTTTCACAGGAGCACCAGCGAACCCACCTAACATTACTTCTTCTTCAAAAGCTCTGTCTGAACTTTCTTGGTCGAAGATTTCTGCTGCTTCGTTCTCATAGCGTTTGTATTCTAAGCCAAAGAGAGCATTTAAACCCGGCTCTAATTCTTTGGCTAACTGGGATCTAGAAATAGCCATATATTATATCCCCGCTAAGTTAGTGTAGGCATGATCGTTAATTCTAACAACCAAATCTACGTTTGTTAAACCAGCAGTATTGTCAGGATCTTGAACTATTCCAACAACTCTTAACTGCTCATCAGCAGCTCCAAGTCCAGTAAAGTCAAGTTCCATAGAACTGATACCATTAGTTGTATTGCCATTTGCGTTACCTACCATAGGTGCATTAGCTCCTACCGATGTTTGATCGGCAGCACCGTCCGCTTGAACGATGAATAGTTGATCTGGATCATCATAAACTTTAATTTCCGCTGCTACTGATCCTTGCGTCACAGTTGAAGCTGGCCAATAGTTCTTCCAAATTGGTTTCCCTGTTGAATCAGTGTAGTTTACACCACCACAAACTCCTACAATTTTTGCAGAGTTTGATTTAGCGTCTACTGCTATTTCAATAGTTCCATCAGCTTTTAGTTGAACGGCTGTACCATTAAAGATGTTTGATGCGTAACCAGAAGCAACTTTATAAGTAGAGAAACCAGCTGTTTCATACTTGTTACCAAGCATTTTAACAGGAACTAGTCCTCTAGGCGCATCTACATTTGCCATAATTTACTCCTTTTCTAGAAGCATCACAATCCCGACCAATTCAGAATTACTGATTGCCTCCAAATGTTACTTTTGAGCTCCTATTACTTGACATAGGCATGCTCGGATGCTCGTCTTTTAAAACCTCATTGTCTATAGCTTCTTGCACCTCTTTTGACTTTTTCTGGAAAAATTCATTTCTAGATTTAGCCAATTCAAGAGGAATTTTAGCTAGTAGCAAACCTCCAACTCCTATAGTGCCCTTATACTTACCTTCTGACATAGCAGGATATTTCATTTTATCTTCTGCTGAAAGTTCATCTTGTCGGACCAGTTCATAACCTTCTCTCAACCTTGATGTAATATTTTTATCATCAGCTTGACCTTGAAGTTCTGCTCTGAGCCAACGATATTTGAACCCTTCCGGTGGTACAGGCGCATCTAGTTGTCTCGGTGGGGACCAGACCGTTTTACGAGCTAGTAAGTCCCTAGTTTCAGCGTGTCGAGTAGTTTTTTTTAGTTTTACGTTATCCATATTTTACTCCTTCACGAATTTTGCGTATTCATCTAATGGCACACCTAGCTTTTTAGCTATGGCTACTTGTGATGGTGTGAGTTTCACAGTACGGCGTCCAGTTTTGTTTCCAACCCGAGAATTAGCACCAGCAACAGTCTGGACGACCTTGTTGCTAGTAATATTCGAATTAGAATTCGTTTGTCCTATCTTATCAGGAAAATACCCTTTTAGTCTAGTATCAATTTCATTATAATATTCATCTGACTCAGGATTCATTCCTTCATTAACTAAAGTTGTATGAATTCCCCAAGTAGCATATGTCATTGCTTGATCTTTTCCTTCTCCTTGACCAAACCATTGATTTCTTTGAGCCCATTGAAGAGCTTTTTCACTTGGCTGTGGAGTTTGTTGAACTTGTTGTTGAACTTGCGGAGGAGCTTCTTGAGTTACATTTTGCTCTACAGGTTCTGCCTGTTTTTTACTTTTAGCAGAAACTACTCTTTGTTTATGAACAGCATTTTCAGCTAATTTAGCTTGTGCTTCAGCAACAGCTTCAAAATCTTGTTTTTGATGCGCTTCTGTTAAAGCTCTTTTTAAGGCTAATTCAGTAGCATCTACTCGTTGAGCAACTTCTTCAATATAAGTATCATCTAAACTTGTAAATTGTTTTTGTAATGTGTCATTTTTCTTTTTAACACTTTCTGCAAATTTTAAAGCTGCTTCTTTTTGGCGTTCTTCTTCACGCCATTTTTTTGTTAAATCATTTATTCTTTTTTTAACTCCAGAAGAATACTCTTCATGTTCAGAATCACTTTGAGGTTCTTCTTTTGTTTCAACTGGTTGAGTTGTTTCTTCCGTAGAAGTTTCATTTATTTCTACATCAACAGGATTACCTGTATCTTCAATAGGTATTGTTTTTTCTTCGCTTAGTGCTGGTTGTGCTTCTGGCATGACTATCTCCTCATGTTAGTTTGTTAGCGGTGATAAAACGTATTCAGGATCTTTAACAACTGCC